AGCTATTCCAAAAGCCGCAGCAGAGCAAGCTAGGGTTTTGATTAAGAGGTTGAGATGAAACTAAATGTCTTCGGTAAAGTTTTTAAAGTTCATGTCTGCCAACAGGACTCAGTAGTCGCTAGAGTTAATTACAATCTTCAAAAAATTGAAATTGACCCAAGCCAAAAAGGACAAAAGTTTGACGAATGTCTGATTCATGAAGTGATTCATGCAGTATTTGATCGAATTGGCGTTGGCAGTACCAAGTTAGCGCCGGATTTTGAAGAAATTATCTGTGATTCTGTCGCGAAAGTAATCAGCGAAAACTTTAAACTCGTGAAGCGATGATTTGCCAAGGCCTAACTAGAGAACAATCTAATGCCTTATACCTTGAAGTCTTAGAGTCAGCAGACACTGAGGCTTTGAGGCGTTTATGTAAGGAAGATTTGTTTTTCTTGTTAACCCAAGCTTTTAAACGAAGAGATGCAGACCATGACTGGCTTTATGATAGATGTCGAGAGGTCGAACTAAATCCAGACGGATATTTAGATTTATGGGCAAGGGATCATTACAAATCAACAATCATCACCTTTGCTAAAACCATTCAAGATATTCTTAATGACCCTGATGTGACGATAGGGATTTTCTCACACACAAGACCCATTGCTAAAGGGTTTATGGATCAGATTAAGCGAGAACTTGAATCTAATAGATTTTTACAGAATTTATTCCCAGACATTTTATATAAAAACCCTCAGACAGAAGCTCCTAAATGGGCGCTTGATTCTGGGCTTATCGTTAAACGAAAGACAAACCCTAAAGAATGTACTGTTGAGGCGTGGGGTCTTGTAGACGGCCAACCAATTTCTAAGCACTTTAAAATCAGAGTCTATGATGACGTTGTAACAATGGATTCAGTGTCTACCCCTGAACAAATCAAAAAGACTACAGCGGCTCTTGCTATGTCATCAAACTTAGGGACTAAGAACGGTATCGCTCGTATGATTGGAACTAGATACCACATGCACGATACATATCATGAGGTCATTAAAGACGGCATTGCTATTCCTAGGATTCACACAGCTACTCACAATGGAAAGATGGACGGCGAGCCAGTATTTCTAAATGCCGAGCAATTAGCTAAGAAGCGAAAAGAAATGGGTCCATATATATTTGGAACCCAAATGCTTCAAAATCCTGTTGCTGACAATGCCATGAGTTTTAAGCCTGAATGGCGAATGTATTATAAGACCATTAACCCAAAGGGGTGGAATCTATATATCATTGTCGATCCAGCTTCTAAGAAAAAGAAATCCTCAGACTATACAGTTATGAATGTTATTGGACTTGCTCCTGACAATAACTATTATCTTATTAAAGCCATCAGAGACAGATTGAATCTAGCTGAACGAGCCAGAAAACTATTTGAGCTTCACCGAGAATTTTCAGAATATTCCTTAACCGTAGCTTATGAAGAGTACGGAATGCAGGCCGATATTGAGCATATTAAATACGTTCAAGAACAAGAAAATTACAGATTTGACATAACTCCTTTGGGTGGACGTGTAGCCAAAGAAGATCGAATCAAAGCCTTAATTCCTGTTTATGAACAAAAGAGATTTTTTCTACCAGAAACACTTCCTTACCATAATTACGAAAAAAAGCGCTTAGATTACGTCGAAGAATTTATAAGAGATGAATACGACGCATTTCCAGTATGCGCTCACGATGACATGCTAGACTGCATGGCGAGAATTTTAGATCCTGATCTTGGCGCGAAATTCCCTAAAATAATACTTCAACCTGAAGTATACGAATCTTACTCCGGCGATCATTCATGGATGGGCTAACTATAGTTATTTAATAGTTATCCTATAGAAATCTATAGCTACACGCTGTAGTTAATGGCCGAAAAAAAACAGTCAAAACAAGACGAAGAAATTTTATCGACAGCAAAAGAACGCTTCAAAGAGGCTAAAAACTATTGGGACCCTGCCTATAATGAAGCGCTAGAAGATTTAAAATTTAGAGCTGGGGATCAATGGCCACAAGCTATTTTAAACTCTCGAAAATTAAGAAAAAGACCAGTTTTAACAATCAATAAAATTCCACAGTTTGTCCGTCAAATCGCAAATGAGATGAGACAAAACCGCCCAGCTATCAACGTTCTTCCGGTAGATGATAAGGCGGATATTGAAACAGCGAAAATCCTCTCAGGCGTTGTAAGAAACATCGAATATTCATCAAACGCAGAAGTAGCGTACAACCTGGCAGGCGAAGGTGCAGTTGAGAAATCATTCGGATTTTTCAGATTAGTCACAGATTACACAAGCCCTGATTCTTTCGATCAAGAAATCAAAATTAAACCCATTGCAAATCACTTCTCTGTCTTAATTGATCCTGCCTCTCAGGAGATCGACGGTTCAGACATGAATTACGCATTTATTCATGATGAGGTTTCTAGGTATCAATTAGAAGCAGAATATCCAGACGCCGAAATCGATAATGTTACATGGGATAACTTAATCAACGGAAGCACTGACGGCTGGTTTTCAAAAGATAAAGCCAGAATCTGTGAATACTATTACAAAGAATTTAAAAAAGTTAAAATCTATCGTTTAGGCGATGGTTCAGTAGTTGAAAAGCCCCTTGATGGACAAGTCGTAATCGATGAACGAGACACGCTAAAACCAATTGTTAAGTGGTGTAAGATCATCGGCGACAGAATCTTAGACCGTACAGAATGGGCTGGATCGTACGTTCCAATCATTCCAGTATGGGGTTCTCGTTATTATATGGATGGGCGCTGGCATTTAGAGTCAGTGTTTCGTCAGGCTAAAGATTCTCAGCGCATGTTTAATTACATGAAATCATATGAAGCTGAGGCAATCGGAAGAACGCCAAAAGCTCCATTCATGGCAGCTGAAGGTCAAATCCCTGAAGCTTTTAAAGCTCAATGGCAAAATGCTAATGTCGAGGACTATCCTTATTTAACTTATTCTCCTACTGATCACAAAGGGACTTTAATTGGTCCTCCACAAAGACAATCTTTTGAACCTGCTATTGCTGCCATTACTCAAGCGTCAATGCTTGCAAGTGATGACATCAAAGCGACAACAGGAATTTATGACGCTTCTCTAGGCGCAAGATCGAATGAACAATCAGGCATTGCTATTCAGCGCCGAAATATGCAGGCGCAAACGTCTAACTATCACTTCATCGACAACCAAGCGATGGCGATTAGACATTGTGGCCGCCAAATAGTTGAGCTCATTCCTAAAATTTACACTGAAGAAACAATTCTAAGAATGATCGGCGAAGACGGAACTCCTGATTTCGCAAAAGTAAACGGCATTGATGAGAAAAAAGGAAAGTTAATTCAGCTGGGCTCCGGCAAATACGACGTGGTGGTAGATGTCGGACCTAGTTACGCAACAAAACGACAAGAATCGGCTGAAAACCTTTTAAATTTAATGAAAACAATTCCTCAGCAAGCTCCTTTAATTGCTGATTTGGCAGTTAAGAATTTGGACTTTCCAGACGCTCAAGCATTAGCTGAAAGACTTAAGAAGGCCTTACCTCCTGGAATTGCGGATGATCAACAACAACAGCAAATCCCTCCTGAAATCCAAAACCAAATGGCTCAAATGCAAATGCTCATGCAAGAGCAAGAAAAACAATTGCAAGCCCAGGCTGATATTATTGAAAATAAGCGTCTCGAACTTGCGTCCCGAGAAAAAATCGAATTCGCAAAAATACAATCACAAGAACTTATCGAAGCAGCAAAGCTTGAATCCAAAGAGGCTCTGCTCGCTCTACAGACTGATCTTGAACTGATTAAACACCAGAACGAGCAGTTACACGCACGACTTGAATTAGAAAATCAAAATTTCAATGAGTCTGGCATCGACGCTGGACCGGAAGGAAATTCATGGACCTAGAAACACTTTCAAAAACTGAGGCCGAAGGCGAAAAACCAGAAGCTTTGGAAATTGAAAAAATAGAATCTGAGCAACCCGAAGTTGAAGCCAAAGCTGTTGAAGATGGCGAAGCAGAAATAGAGGAAGTTCAAGAAGAAAAACCGAAAAAATTAGGCGGTTACAAGCTCAAACTCGAAAGAGAAAGGCAAAAAAATCAGGAATTAGCTCAAAGACTTGCTGAATTGGAATCAAAAGTCGCTGTCAGAAATGATGCGCCGACAGAAGAACCACAACCAGAAAAGTTTGAGAATAATACTGATTATGTAAAAGCTTTAGCAAAATGGACAGTTGAGCAAGAGCGCAAGGAAGCGCAAGCATTGCAAGCCAAGGAAGAGGCTAAAAGGCAAGCTCAAACCGTCGCGGCTTCTCATGAAGAGAGGCTAAAAGAATTTAAAAAACAAACCCCAGATTTTGACAAGGTTGTTGAGGGATTTATCGAAGAAAATGATGACTTCGAATTATCCCCACATTTGTCAAAACTAATCATGAAAAGACCTGTTGGTCCTGCTGCGCTTTATGAGCTGGCAAAAAACCCAGAGCTTTTAAATGAAATAAATTCTTTAGATGCTGAAGACGCTGCGATTGAATTCGGGAAACTCGAAGCAAAACTCACTAAACCAAAAACAGAAGTAAAAAAATCAACCGCTCCAAGACCAGTAGCACCGATTTCAGGGACGAAAACGGAAGTTAAAAAGTCAATTTATGACGAAAGCCTTTCTTTCCAGGAATACGAAAAACTACGGATGGAGCAAATCCGCGCACGACGCGCATAAAGGAATAACAAATGGCAAACAGTCTTTTAACAGACTCAATTATAACCCAAGAATGTTTGATGCAGCTTAAGAATAACTTAGTGCTGACTAAAAACATCAATCTATCTTACTCAAGTCAGTACGCACAAAGCGGTGGCAAAGTAGGACAAACAATTTCAATCCGTAAACCTTCTCGTTATGAAGTAACAGATGGCGCGGTTTTGAATATCCAAGACTCAGTCGATAAGTACGTAGACTTGACAGTAAGCTCTCAAAAACACGTCGGTATGGCTTTCTCTAGTAAAGATAGAGCATTGTCTTTAGACAAGTTTTCTGAGCGCTACATCGAGCCTGCAATGGTAGCTTTGGCGAATAAAGTAGATCACACAATTTTT